AATCGATTACGAGTGCTGGAAGAAGTGCTTGAGCAAACAGAGAACAAGGCGCTGGTATTTGTGCCCTATCGCCATACGATCACGGTAATTAAAGAATTCTTAGATAAAAAAGGAATCCGGGCGGAGGTGATAAATGGTGATGTCTCTCTTGGAAACCGCACTGAAATTTTCCAAAGATTCCAAACGTCCTCGGACCCGAAAGTTCTAGTCATCCAACCCCAATCCGCTTCGCATGGAGTCACCCTCACTGCTGCGGACAACATCGTTTTTTGGTCACCCGTCATGTCTGTAGAGACATACCTACAATGTATCGCTCGCATCGACCGAGTTGGTCAGAAGAACAAGATGACCGTGTGGCACTTGCAGGGCAGTCCTATCGAGCGCAAGATTTATAAAGCCCTTCAAGACAAGAAGAACCTGCATGAGCAGTTGGTAGCTCTTTACAAGGAGGCATAATTTACATTTTAGTCACACTCAACCCTTGACTCTAAAGAACAGTCGTGGTACACTAATACTCCGCTGTTAAATCAATACCTTACCGAGGAACACATGGACACCATACCTGCCGACAAGCTGGTCAAAGCCTACATCAAGCTGCGTGATGCCCGCGCAGTTCTTAAGTCAGAGTACGAAGCGCAAGATGCTGTGCTGCTGGATAAGGTAGCTACGATTGAATCTAAGCTGCTGGATTTTTGCAGAGAGTCTGGTGCGGATGGGGTGAAGACCCCGTTTGGAACCGCATCCCGTGTGGTCAAAGAGCGTTACTTTACGAACGATTGGTCATCGTTCCGCGCCTTTGTCAAAGAGCATGATGCGTTCGACCTGTTCGAAAAACGCATCCATCAAGGAGCTATCAAAGAGTTTTTGGAGTCTAATCCTGATCTCAGGCCGGAAGGTCTGAATGTTCACCGCGAGTATGCGGTTGTTGTGAGGAAAGCTAAATGATTTTTGAAACCAAAACAGATATCTGGAAAGTCTCTCTTAGTAATGACCAAGAAGAGTATGAGATGGCTTGGATCAGCTATAACGCTGATTACGGAGAAGTTGAAGTACAGTTTTCCGGGGAGAGTCTAAAGTTTACTTCCCCTGAACAATTTGAATCGTTGTTTGAGCAAGTGATGTTGGCGGTTAAAAAAACTTTCGAACAAAACAAAGGAAAAACTAAATGAGCGAACTTACTATTTTCCAAGGCGGTCTTCCCTCCTACCTCAAAAACGTCGAGCTTGACGAAGATACCAAGTCAATGCTGGGCGGTAACCGGGGCGGTCACCGTATCTCCACTGCCAATGGCGCTTTCAGCATGATCGTGGACGGCAAGGTTATCGCCACCCGCGAGGAGCGTTTCATTAACGTCGTGATTGTGCGTATGGCACAGAACGATTCGCGTACCTTCTATGATGGTGCATACAAAGAGGGCGAGTCTAAGCCTCCTCAGTGCTGGTCTTCTGACAATGTCAGACCGGATGCTGGCGTAACCACCCCGCAGGCCAAGACTTGCGCTGACTGCCCTAACAATATCAAGGGGTCTTCTGCATCAGGTGAAGGGAAGGCTTGCCGTACCTCCCGTAAGCTGGCGGTCGTGTTGGAGAACGATCTTGATGGGGCGATCTATCAGTTCAACCTGCCTGCTACGTCTGTGTACGGGCAAGGCGAGCCGAACAAGTGGCCGCTGAAACCCTACGTCCAGTACCTTGGCAACAACGGTGTGCCGGTCGGTGCAGCCGTGACCGAGATGAAGTTTGACTTGGTTAACAAGGGCCGTATCAACTTCCGTCCGGTTAAGGCGCTGAAGGAAAACGAGTACAACATCATCCGTTCCCGTGCGGAAGATCCTGCTGCTCTGAACGCTCTGCGCTTGACTGTGGCACAGACTGATAAGGTCGTCGCCCCCACCCCCGCCCCCACAGCCAAGGCCAAACCCGCTCCGGTTGAGGACGTTGAGGACGCTGAAGAAATCGTTCCGGTGGTTAAGAAAGCGCGGGAAGTCGAAAAGCCTGTTGCCGATTCGTCCGATAAGGATGCTAAAATCCGTGCCCTGATCGAAGAGCTTGGGGATGATGAGGACGAAGAATGAGTGACAAGATTGGTAAGGGGCGGAACAAACCCGCCCACAACCGCAAGACCGTAGAGCGTGTGCAAGCTATGGAGGCGGGGGAGTTCAACTCCCTGAGCGTTGAGTTTGCGAATCTTTGCGTCGAGGCGAAGATTTCCCCCGCGAGTGTGGCTAAGGTTGTTGGCGTCACCCGAGGCGCTGTGTACCGCTGGATGAAGGGCAGCAAGATCCGAGAGGAGCGCCGCCCCGAAGTGCAAAAGTTCGTGGAAGTTATCAAGAAATCTTTGGACTCCGGGGAACTTCCTAAGATCAATCGGATCGAAGGGGATAAGTTCATTGAATCGCTGTGCGCTCCAGCACAGTAAATCTATCTAATGCAGCGGAAGGGGGGGCCTCGGCTCCCCCTAATTTTCGGGGACTTCCGTGCAGCAGTTCTATGAAAAAATACTTCCAGACCAAGGCCATTACTGTGTTGCTTCTATTAACAACGGAGTCGTAAAAACTTATTTACTCAAAGATAAAAACGAAATAGTCGAGGTCGTAAATGATCTCAAAAGTGTTGAAGGTAATAATGTTTATTTCACACCGGGGGTGTACGAAGGACAGAGGCGGGTTCAAAAAGAATGCCTGCAAATACGCGCTCTATTCCTAGACATCGACTGCAAGGGTCGGGATAAAAAGAACAACTACGACAATAAGAAAGAAGGCTTAGAAGAAACTCTTAAGTTCATTGAAGCAGTTGGCCTGCCTGAAAGCGTCATCGTTGATTCAGGATACGGGCTACACTTCTATTGGCCTTTCACCGAAGCGGTCGAGGCTGCTGATTGGAATGTAGTAGCAAAGACATTCAAGAGTTTGTGTTCGGCGCATGGTCTGATCTTTGACCCGGCTGTCCCGGCTGATTCCGCTCGGCTGATGCGCTGCCCTGACACAACAAACAAAAAACGTCAGTCCAAGTTATTGGCTGATGCAGAATCACATACATTTTTTGAACTTAAGCAGATCATTGAAGATGCCTCAGAAGTTCTTGGCATAAACGTACAGCAAGCTACACCGCTTGAAGGATTCATTCGGGCAGAGATCGACGAAGCGACAAAGGCTTTCCTTGAAGGGAAGCGCGGCGATTTTCAAACCTCATTCAAGAAGATCCTCAAGATGGGATCTGAGGGATGCCTGCAACTAAACGATGCGTTTATAAACCAAGCGACGACTGAAGAACCTTTGTGGCGAGCAGCGTTGTCTGTTGCCCATGCCTGCACCGATGGGGAAAAGGCGATTCATTGGGTTTCGTCCAAGCATCCTGAATATACCCACGGCGCTACTGAGAAGAAAGCTGCTGAAACGAAGGGGCCATATGGATGCAAAGCCTTTGAATCCGTCAACCCGAAGGGCTGCGAGGGCTGTGTCAACAGGGGCAATATCGACAACCCGATCAAGCTCCACAAGGAACTAAAGCCTCCTGAGCCGCAGGGTGAAAGACAACGCGACCCCTTTCCTCCGGAACTTTTTCCTTTCTTTCGTGGTCCTGACGCAGGGATTTATAAGAAGGTGCAGGGGAAAAAGGGAAAGAAAGACGAGCCGGATGAACCAGATGAAGACATCCTTATATTCGCGTTTGATCTTGAAGTTACTAGGCGGTACTTGGCCCGTGACTTGGGGGAAGTTATCGATGTTGAAGTCTTCCTGCCTAATGACAAGCCAAGGAGTACGCAGCTACAACTGAGTCGTATGGCTTCTAAGGATCTATTTCAGAAAGACCTTGGGGTGTTAGGTGTGACTGCTACCGTATCTAACTGGATGAATCTTATGGAATACACACGCAAGTGGGCTGAGTACCTACAGAAGACTACCACCGCCAAGCTGCTTCGTTCCCAACTGGGCTGGTCACAAGATATGTCTTCCTTCGCTCACGGGGGCATAGAGTATTTTAAGGATGGCACTTCTTCGCCCTTGCCTGTCACAAGCGTTACGCGGGAAGTCTCTCGGCTTCAGTCAGTAGGGGGTACTTTTGAGGGGTGGCAGCGGGCATTCCAGCATTTCAACGAGCCGGGGTTTGAGCTTCATGCCTTCATTGCACTAGCGGGGTTTGGGTCGGTTCTTTGCAAAATCCATCCCGGCCACGGCGCGGTCATCAATGCCTACAACAAAGACTCGGGTACAGGCAAGACAATCGCAATGTTTGGTGCGCTATCTCTTTGGGGTGCGCCAAAGGAGTTGTTCATTAAAGAAGGTACGTCGAACGGGCGTATACAAAGGGTGGCTGTACAGAATAGCATCCCGTTGGGTATGGATGAAGTTACTAACATGCCCGACCACGAAGCAAGTGAGCTTGTATATACCTTGCAAATTGGTAAAACTAAAGTTCGTATGTCGTCAAATTCAAATACGGAAAGACTTAACTTCGATCCGTTCTCTTGCATCTCTATCATGACGGGCAATTCTAATATCTATGTAAAGCTAAATGACCACCGCAAGGGGGCGCAGGGGGAGATGGCCCGCATACTCCAGTTTCAGATCAATGCTCCTAATGGTATAGAGTTACCTATTATCCACCCGGTCCTTAATCAGCTTAACCACAACTATGGGTGGGCAGGCCCCAAGTTCATTCAGCATGTAATCCAGCATCAGCCGGAGGCCAAAGATCGTCTGAACGATAGAATGTCTCGGTTTGAAAAGGACTTCGGTCCCGAGGCTAAAGACCGCTTTTATGCAGGGATGGCAACCAACGTCTTCGCCGCTGCCGATCTCGCCAATGAACTTAAAATTACTAAGTTCGATATACCACGGATCTACGACCACACGTTAAAAGCGATTTCGAACGTATCCAAGATCACGGATTCGGTGGTCAAGAAGTCTTACGATATTCTGCAAGACTTTATCAACGAGAACTACAACGGGATGCTGTCGGTCGATTCAAAAGCTGATGGACGTTCGGGCAATGACTTCCTGCCCGGTAGAACCCCGATGGGTAACAAGGGTTTGCTCATTCGCCATGAGCATGACAAAAACATAGTTTATATTTTAAAGTCCGCGATGGATTCGTACCTCGACGCAAACAACCATACCCTGAAAGAGTTCGAAGAGAACCTTGGTAAGGCAGAAATCTTTAAGGGCTACAAGCGGATGCAGCTAGCAAAGGGATGGCGCAATGGCCCGCAGCTTCTTGCAAATGCCTACATCTTCAACTTTAAGATCAACGAAGATGACCTTAAAAACAACGATCTCGACGCAGAAGCCTAATGCAAGAGCCTGTCTATCACTTTCCTTTTTTAGCCATGAAGGACGGGGATTCTTTTGTCATCCCCACAAACTCCCCGGAGATCATAAGAAACATTATAATTCGGGAAGCTAAACGCTTCGGCGTTAAAGTAAAGTTGTCTTGTAGGGTGGAGGAAGGAATCCTCTGCGTCAGATGCTGGATGCTGGAAAGATATGGACGAGAAGACACTAGAACTAGCTGAAGAAAATCTACGCGCCCTTGTAGAGAGTACCGCTAAGAACATCGCCCGATACCCGAAGTTAGAACGCTGCGGTAGCTGCCACTATTGCAGTGAGAAAGTTAAGGGCGGTAAATTATTCTGCGGATCAGAATGTGCGTCTGACTATGAGTACGAACAAAAAACTCTTAAAGCGCAAGGCCGCTAGTTTAATAAGTAGAGAAGAAGCAATAGCTAATAAGCTGACTTTTTACTTTACTGGAAAGCCTTGCATTAGGGGACATCTGTCCGTCCGTAATGTTAATAGCCGTGCATGCGTAGAGTGCCTGCGCCTTTGGGCGAGTTCTAACATTAACTCTTATAGGGCAAGCTCATCCAAATGGAAAAAGAATAACGCAGGGAAAACGAGGGCAATCATCGCAAAGAGAAGAGCCGATAAACTAAAGCGCACCCCGCCTTGGTTAACTGGAGAACAGTTAACCGCTATGAAAAATCTGTACAAACAAGCAGCTTGGCTAACAGAGATTACGGGAATTAAGTGGCATGTGGATCATATCGTGCCACTAAAAGGTAAAAACGTATCAGGGTTGCATATCCCCGATAACCTTCAAGTTATCCCCGCGCTGGAGAATCTAAAGAAGGGTAATAAACTAGCTAGCCTCAAACAGGCCGCTAGACTTAAGAAGTGAGAGGGTCTTAACCATCGAGGCAGGGATCTCAGTGACATGGGCATGTGCCCCGTCCGTCAGCGTTGTTACTAGCTGAACCCACTCATCATCTTGATGGACAAGGAACCCGATACTTGCGCAAAGATGCAGCCCCTTTTTCTTTGGGGGTTCGGGTCTATCGCCATCTTGCCAGTGTGAGGTTGTACTAAAGGCGGCATCCACCCAAGTGACAAGCACCATTGGCGTATCTTTGCTTTTTCTTTTGGTCGTCATAAC